CTGGATGATTTCTAGTGTCAATAATCTGCAAGGTGATTTGATTGACATTAAATCTAAAATGCCAGCCCTTATTACACCTCAAGGAGTTCCTACGGATAGTCCAGTATCTGCGGAAGCACGAAATAAAATGAAGGAAGATATTAACAACAAGATAGGCGAGCTTAATGTTCGTATTCGCATACTTGAAGAACATGATAAGGATAGAAAATAATGAATGAATCAGCAAGAGAATCAGCAAGTCGCTTTATTGGTAAATACGGTATGCCTTTAATTGTATTTTTAGTGTGCGTAGGCGTATTTGCAGCATCTTTTCTATCATCAGAAGCACTAACCCCTGTAATTGGCTTGGTTGCTACAGCAGCAATGGCTTTGATTGGTATATTAACAGGCATTACAGGCACTCAAGATAAGCCTGACCGCCCTGAGATTGAAGTTATTAAAGACTTGGTTGCTCGTTTAGATAAAGTTGATGTTCCTATGTCTGTAACAGTTGAAGGTGATAAAGTTACAGTAACAAAAGGGTCTGACACCATTACAACGAAAGGCATTTAATGTTCACACTATTAACTACAGTAGTCTCTTTCCTAGCGGGCAACACCCCTAAATTCTTGGAGTTCTTTCAGCAAAAGTCAGACCAAAAGCATGAAGTAGCTTTGGCTCAACTTCAGATGGCTCAACAACTAGAGTTGCAGAAAGCTGGTTTTGTAGCACAAAGAGATTTAGAAGAGATTAAATTTAACGAACTAAAAGTACAGACAGATTCTGATAACTATCAAGCACGGCTTTCTGATATTAATTCAGCTCGCCAAAACGATACTGAAACGTCTAAAGGCGCATCGCAATGGGTTATTAATTTGCGGTCTTTGGTTCGCCCAGCAATCACTTTTGGTTTGTTTAGTATCTTTCTATTCATTGAACTCTTTGGTTGTTGGTATGCTTACTACAATCACGTGGACTTCAGCGTAGCTTTAGACTTGCTATGGGATAATGAAACGCAGATTATTTGGGCTTCAATTGTAGGATTTTATTTCGGAACTAGGTAATGAAAGCGTCTAAACAATGTCTAGAAATGTTGGCTCACCATGAAGGCGTTCGTACTAAACCATATAGATGTCCTGCTGGTCTGTGGACTGTTGGTGTTGGGCATCTCATTGGTGATGGTCTTACTTTACCTGATAGCTGGAATCGCACATTTAGTTTAGAGGAAGTCTATGCAATACTGGCTACAGATGTCAGAAAGTTTGAACTTGGGGTGGCAAAATATATTAATGTTGAACTTACCCAAAATCAGTTTGATGCTATTGTCAGCTTTGCTTTTAATTTGGGTAATGGATGTCTTCAACGTAGTACGATACGCTCAAAGCTTAACCGTGGGGATGTATCAGGCTGTCTTAAAAGCTGGGCAAAATATAATAAGGCTGGTGGCAAAGTCTTAAAAGGCTTGACTCTACGAAGAGATGCTGAAATCAATTTGTTTTTAGCCAAATAAGGCTTAAAATAACGTAATATTCAAGGGAATAGAAATGACAACAGCATCCGTAATGACGTATGACAGTCTTGTAGAAAATATCCAATCTTATTTGGAGCGTACAGACACGGCTACTTTAGAGAAGATTCCTCTATTTATTATGCTTGCCGAGCAAGTTATTGCGTCTGAAATTAAATTCCTTGGTAACTTAAACGTAGTTACTAGCACAATGACAATTAGCAACCCTATTGTACAAAAACCTGCTAGATGGCACAAAACAGTATCAATGAACGTCACCCAAGCTGGAAAGAAAAACCCAGTCCTATTAAGAAAGTATGAATACTTGCGCGAATACTGGCCTGATGACACTCAAACAGATTTGCCACAATTTTACTGTGACTACAACTACGATAACTGGTTAGTGGCTCCTACACCTGACGTAGCCTATAACTTTGAAGTTCTGTACTATGAGCGTGTAGCGCCTCTAGACTCTTCAAACCAAACCAACTGGTTTACAATCTATGCACCACAAGCGCTGTTATATGGCTCACTATTGCAAGCAATGCCGTTCCTAAAGAACGACGAACGTATGCCCATGTGGAAAGCCGAATACCAAGCAATCATTCAAACTCTTAAAGCTGAAGACGTTCAACGTATTGGTGACCGTCAATCAACCGTATTGGATACCTAATGACTACATATAATTCACCATTTAGCGGCGACGTTATCCAACCTACGGACGTTAGTTATGAATCGTACACGCTAACAGAATCTATTAACTTGTACTGGCCTATCAATGGGGTTCCAGCTGGGTTTAGTATTGCAGCTAGAATCATGGATATTACTACCTCAAGTAGTAGCTACACAATCTCCATGCCCCCAGCTAACCAAGCGTCTGTGGGTCAGGATGCCTTGTTTAACAATACTAGCGCATTTAGTATTACTATTTTAAATTATACTGGTGGGACAATTGTTACTGTTCCAGCTGGAAAATCTTCATACATCTACATCACAGGAAACGCTACAACGGCTGGTGTTTGGGGTGTTATTGACTTTGGTACAACCACTTCAGCAACCACAGCCTCAGCACTAGCTGGCTTTGGCTTGTTGGCAATCTCAAATACTCTTAATCAAAGCCATCCATCATTTGCACTTTCAAGCGGATATACTTTTTTATCCACGGATAGAGCAAAAACAGCAATTTGGACTGGTGGCGCAGGTAGCATTACTTTGAATGATGCAAATATAATTGGGGACAATTGGTTTGTTTTATTAAAAAACAATGGCACTGGCACGTTAACTGTTAACTGCTCAGGCGCAAACCTTTTAGATTTGCAATCAAGTAAAACATTTCAACCAAACGAATCTGCCTTTATTGTGTGTAATGGAAGTGGCTACATTACTATTGGTTACGGAATCAGTGCCAATTTCTTTTTCTCTGCGTTAACTAAAGCGGTAGTGACTGGTACGTATTCGCTAACAACCTCAGAAGCTCAAGCCATTATTCAAGAGTATGTGGGAAATTTAACTGGCAACGTAGCCGTTATATTCCCTCCAGTGGTAGCTTTGTATGTAATTAGTAATCAAGTTACACCTAATGGCCATACTTTTTCGGTTTCAACTGGAATAGGTGGCGGAGCTTCAGTAACAGTTCCAGCTGGGCAACAAGCTTCATTGATTTGCGATGGCGTTAACTTTTTTAATGCAAACACTGTTCAAGCTGGTGCAACATCAGTTCAACTTGTAGATGGAAGCGTTGCCACCCCATCATTAAGTTTTATTACCGAACCAAGTACAGGGATTTATCGTATAGGGACTGGGTCTATGGGTGTTGCCGTACTTGGCGTTAACGTCGGAACATTTAGTGCTTCAGGCATTTCAATTAACGGTACAGGAACATTTTCAGGCGGTGTTTCAGGGGGCGCGTTTTAATGACTAAGAAAGTATTTGGTCTTGATACCCAACCAGGCATTCAGAGAGATGGAACCACCACAGACCGTAACTTTTACAACGATGGAAGATGGGTTCGTTTTCAACGCGCACGCCCTCGTAAAATACTTGGTTATCGTGAAATTGTAGAAACCATAGCTGGTCCATCAAGGGGCGTATATTTAGACCCATCAAATCAATTTAGCACTATTTATAGTGGATTTGATAACGGAGTTCAATCTCTTCAAATTAATGATGATGGTATTGGTTCAGGCGTGATTGATTTGTCTCTTTCAAATTTTACGTTTAGCCCAAACAACCTTTGGCAGTTTGATGCTCAGTTTGACTCAAGCGGAGCAGGTCGCTCTTTGTTATTAGGGCATCCGGGGCAAAATTTAGTATCAATTAATAATCAAATTGAAACACCAGTTTTAGCTAGTGAAATTGGCACAAATACAATGTCTAAAATTGGCATTGTGACAGCAGTAGGAAGCACCAATTCAACAACAACAATTACTTTAGCCAACGCTAACTTTTTAGTAGGCGCTGGACAATTAGTTACTGGTTCGGGCATCCCTGCAAATACTTTTGTTGTTTCTATTGTTGGTGGGTTAACCATATTAATATCAAATGCTGCCACTGCTACAGCTGGTAGTGTAACCTTTACGTTTGATAATCAAGTTGCCGTTTCAGGCGGTGTTGTTGTTCTACACCCATATGTGTTTGTTTATGGCAATAATGGATTAATTAAAAACTCATCAGCTGGTAATCCAAACGACTGGGTATCCCCTGACTCTAACGAAACAAACGTAGCGTCAACAAAGATTATTAAAGGACTTCCTGTTCGCGGTGGCTCAAACGCGCCATCAGGATTGTTTTGGTCTTTAGACTCATTAATTCGCGTATCTTACACGCCAACAACTGTAACCATCGGGGGCGTAGTTTCTACCTTTTATTGGCGTTACGACATTATTTCAAGTCAATCATCTATATTGTCTTCATCGTCAGTAATTGAATATGATGGTGTCTACTACTGGTGTGGTGTTGACCGATTCCTAATGTATAACGGAGTGGTAAAAGAAGTCCCAAACGCAATGAACCAAAACTTCTTTTTTGACAACTTAAACTACGCCCAACGTCAAAAAGTATATGCCACAAAAGTTCCACGCTTTGGCGAGATTTGGTGGTTTTATCCAACCAACGGTTCAGAAGAATGCAATAACGCAATTATTTATAACGTGCGTGAAAACACATGGTATGACGCAGGTTTTGCTTCAGGGGCAAGACGGTCAGCAGGTTTCTTTTCACAAGTGTTCCATTACCCTATTAATGTTGGACATGATATTGGTTTAACTGGCGCAATACAAGTAGTCTCTATAACGAATGCTGGAACTGGATATACAAATGGTGTATACCCATTTCAAGAGCTTACTGGAGGCTCAGGAATTATGGCGTATGCTACAATAACAGTAGCTGGCGGGATTGTAACAAGCGTTGAAATTACAGCAAAGGGTTATGGATACGTTGATGGTGACCTTTTAACAAGTGACTTGCCTGTTGGAGCCAATTTTCAGATACGAATTGATAACACGCAAAACTACGTGTCTATATTCCAGCATGAAATTGGGACTGACGCTATCATGACTGGTAGGGCTTTAGCCATTGACAGTTATTTTGAAACAAACAACCTTGGCTTGGTATCAGGTGGCCCATCGCAACAGTCGTTGGTGGGTGACAATTTTTGGCTAAGACTTGAACGTATTGAACCTGACTTTGTTCAAACTGGCCCATTAGATTTATACGTTACTGGCAGACCTTTTGCTCAATCGGAAGATGAAGTAACTGGCCCATATACATTTTACCCTGATACAAATAAAATTGACATGAAAGAGCAACGAAGAGAGCTTCGCCTAAAAGTGCAGAGCAATGTTCTTGGTGGTGACTATCAGTTAGGATATATGATATTGAACGCTGATATGGGCGATGTGAGAGGCTATTAATGGCTGAAGGACTTGCTTTAGTATATGACCCAAGAGGTCATACGTTTGAATCTTGGTCATCTTTAATGATTGAGGCTTACGCTTCTCAGCAGTTGCAAGTGAACGTCCCTGAGGAAAAGTGGATTGATTTTGCAACAGGTATGATGGGAATTAGTATATTCCAAAATGATGCATTACCTAACCCGTATGGGTTCTCTAAATGGAATGAATGGGCAGAGGAGGTGGTTAACGTAGTTAGCCAACCAAGATGATAGAATTTATTGAATTATTTAATCAAGTAGCTCGTGTAGCCAAGCCATTACATGCGGATTTCAACAACGCCAAGGCAATGGATGATAAAATGGCGGATATTGGCATTGATAGCTTAGATGGGCTATTAATCATGATGTTTTTTTGTGAGATTTACGGCATAGATGTTGAGCTTACTAAAGAGTGGTTCCCAAC